ATATTCGTTCTCCGATAAACTTTAAAGTTAATAAGCTAAACAAATAGCCTACCGAAAAACGTGAGACACACGGGGGGGATTTCTCCCGGACATTAAAGGTTGTCCCACCTATCTTAATTTATTAGTCATTCCCAATAATGGCTTAAGATGGCCATAGGATTTCTCCAGATTGTTTTTTGTATAGCCCAATCTGCTATGCGAACAGCTGACACCGTTCTAATATAAGATCATTATCTACCAACTTAATTTTATAAAGCAAATATTTTTGTAAATATTTTTATTATTTTGACCTATCATTAATCTTTGTCAATCGATTTCTACCCTTGACAGTCCGCGATTTTATAATCTCGCACGCGATTTTCCAATCTCGCGAATTTTTTTCAACGGCCGCGAGCTATTTTACTGAAAAAGAAAATTTGAACTATTAACAAAATATAGAATGAATATATTTCTAATAATAATATGCTATGTATTTCTCAACTCCGCCAAAACTATCCAACTCCGCCACGCTTTCAGGTTGGCGGTCTTGAGTATTGGTTGGCGGAGTTGAGGAAGGTGAGGCGAACCTCTCTTATGTTCCATGTGGAACAAATAGTAATAAAGCAACTTAGTATTAAGGAGAAAACTGCCAATTACTACTTATTCCACGGAACAGCAAGGTAAATATCAGGGAAAGATAACCGTTTCAAAGTACACTTTCACCTGATATTGATAACCTAGTTCACTCTGTAGCGGCGCTGAGCAAGCCTTATTCAACCGTGTTACCGACCAGAATGAACACTGCTGATTATATATAACTGAAAGACTCTTGACAAATACGAGATATTCATATAGGGTCAACATAGAATATGAACCAGCTTTTTTGAGGTGCGGTTCATATTCTACATTTCACTTCACTAAAAGCTGGTTCTTTTCACTCACACGGCATACGCCGAATTGATTGAAAGGAACTGGTCCCCTTGTTTACAAAACATCCTTTTTACAAATCTGAATTGCAGGCCCCTATTGTTCCTATAGAAGATTCAGACCCAGAATCTGATGAGGACGCTCTAGAAGATGGAGACGAATTTGATTCTCCTCGTCCTAAAAAAGATAACTTCAATGACAATCTTGCTGAGCAGATGTCTGAAAATGAGTTATCTTCCTTATCATCTAAATTAATAGAAGGGATAGATGAGGACAAGGAATCTAGAAGGGACTGGGAGCTTATTGCTGACAATGTCATGAATTATCTTGGCATCAAGTTAGAGCCTAAGGGTTCTAGAGATGCCCCTTTCGTATCGGCCTGTGCGGCCTATGATACCACCCTTGCTTCTTGTTTGATGCATTTTTGGGCAAGCGCTAGAGCTGAACTGTTCCCAGCAGCAGGCCCTTGCAAAGCGGAGGTGTTAGGGAATCCTACCCCCGAAAAAGAAGATGCTGCTGATAGAATAAAGAAGTTCTTAAACTATTACTTAACCCAAATAGACCAACCTTATTATCCAGATTCTGACCAGTTATTATTATATACGGGTTTTTTTGGGATTGGTTTTAGAAAAGTTTACATGGACCCCATCCTAGACAGGCCAGTTGGCCGTTTTGTTAAGCCACAAGACCTGATTGTCAATAACAATACTACTTCTCTTTTAGAATCTCCCCGTATTACCCACATGATTGAATACACCCGAAAGGATATCCTCTTAAATCAGCGGTCAGGGATATTCATAGATGTTGATTTGCCAGAAATCAATGATGAACAGGCAGATGAGGACATCATTAATAAGAAAATTAAAAAGATGGAAGGGATTAATACAGATGGCGGTCAAAATAAGGATTTATTTAAGTTCTATGAATCACACGTAGATTTAAATTTAGATAATGATGGCAAGTACAATAAAGATGAGATTCCTCTTCCTTATCGGGTAACCATTTGCGAAACCAATAAAAAGATTGTTTCTATTAGAAGAAATTGGAAGGAAGATGACTCTACCTTTACGAAGAAAGAGTTTTTTGTTAAGTACAGTTACTTACCAGGATTTGGCTTATATTCATTGGGCCTTGCACATTTAATCGGCTCTAACGCGATTACATTGACTCAGACTCAGCGTCAATTGATAGATTCCGCTACCTTAAAGAATTTCCCTGGTGGACTAAAAGCAGCTGGACTAAAGATAAAGAATAATAATAAGGCTGTTGGACCTAATGAATTCTGGGAAATTGAGACAGGAGGATTACCGATTCAACAGGCTGTGATGTTGATGCCCTATGGAGAGCCGTCTATCGTATTAAAGGAATTAAGAAAGGAACTCATTCAAGAGACGCAGCAATTAGTTTCTATAGGGGAAGTCCCTTTCCCAGAGGGCAGAAATGATGCACCAGTAGGAACGACCTTGGCCTTATTAGAGGTTAAGTCCAGACTAGAATCTTCGATTATGCGTTCCTTACATGTTTCTCAAGGACAGGAACTTAAACTCTTTTTTAATTGTTTTGCCGAGAATCTTAGTGATACGCCTTATCCCTTCTCAGTGGTAGGTGGGGAATCTATCATCATGCGACAGGACTTTAATGAAAAGATTAATGTTGTTCCGGTTTCAGACCCCAATGTCATTACTTCTACCCATCGATTATTAAGGGCGGAAGCTTTATTGAAGTTGGCGCAATCTAATCCTCAGATACATGATTTACGGGAAGCTTATCATCGCATGTATGCATCGATGAATATCCCTGACATTGATAAGCTGATGCCTAAACCACCAGTTGGTCAGCCTTTAGACCCCATTTCTGAGAATATGATGATTTTATCTGGAAAACCTATAGCTGTTGCGATGTTTCAGGACGACGATTCGCATATAACAGCCCATGGAAAGCTTTTATCTGACCCAATGATTATGCAAAACCCGCCATTATTAGCTGCTTCTAACTTGCACATTCAGAACCATAAGGGACAGAAGATATTTAAGGAACAGCATAAGCAACAACAGGAACAACAGATGATGCAATGGCAAACGCAGGCTGCTCAATTACAACAACAAATTGCCTATATGAATCAGATGGGACAACTTGCTCCACCTGAAATGGTTCAACAATTGATGGGATTACAGAATCAGATGCAATTGCCGCCTGCGCCTGTTCCTGAAGTTCCCATTGACCAAATAATGGCAAATCCGCAGATACAGAATCTATTAGCGCAGCAGGATGCCCAACAAACGATGCAAGAACAGCAACAAGCCCAACAAGCACAGGCTGATGCTGCGGCTAAACAAATCGATCCGAACCAAGTCATGTTGGCGGACATTGAGCAGAGACGAGAGGCTTCTCATCTAAAAGGGTCGGAAGCACAACTGAAGTCAGAGACAGAAGCCTTTAAAGCTCAGCTCAAGTTTGAAAGTGAAAAAGCGAAGATGGAGAGCGTTCGAGAAACCGCTATCGAGAAGAATCAAGTCGATATAGCGCTTGAACAAATTAAACATCCCAATAATCAAATTCCACTGGAGTAATTTATGTTTGATTCTAAATTAAAATCTGGCAATTCAAGATTAAAAGCTGAATACCTATTCAGACATGATTTTGCTGAAGGCGGCTCAACAGAATCCTATGCTTGTGGCGGCAGGACTTCTAAACACTCCGGCATGCATAAGCTTACAAGGCAACAAACCGATTTACATCTTCCTCGTATGATTTCTTCCGCATCCGGTTCTCGCCGTTTCGCAGAAGGTGGCTATGCCGATGGTGGCGAGCTACGCAAAGGCGGACGCGCTAGACGCAGAGCTGATGGTGGGGAAATGTACCAGGAGGGAGGCGCCCTTAAAAAAGGGGGAAGAGCAAAATATGGCCTAGGTGGAAAGATACTAGGCGGTCTTGGCAGCTTCTTAGGAGATATCCTACCTTTTGAAGAAGGCGGTGAAGTCTCTAAAGCAGATGGCGGCGCTATGCGAAAAGGCGGTCGTACTAGACGCAGAGCTGATGGTGGGGAAATGTATGCTGACGGCGGTGAACTAAGAAGAGGAGGTCGCGCACATCGCGTTAGAAGAGATATAGGCGGTCCCATTCCTGTTCCCTTTTATGGACCTTCTATAGGTCGTGGACCACAATATCTCTCTGAAGGCGGTGAGACACGGGCTGACGGCGGCGCTTTAAGGAGAGGCGGACGTGCACGGCGTCGCGCTGAAGGTGGCGACATGTACGAAGACGGCGGAGATGTTAAAAGAGCTTCCGGCGGCACTATCTATGAAAGACAAATGCTAGGACAACATCCTTCACGTCGCGTTCCTCACATCAATTATGAAGCTGATATGAGAGGCGAAAAAAGACGTTTCGCAGAAGGTGGCTATGCCGACGGCGGAGAATTGCGTCGTGGTGGTAGAGCCAAAAGAAATATGGGAGGTTCCTTCCCACTTAATTCCCCATATGGTGGAATTCTTAGGCCTTCTTTACCAGATTTAAGCAGCCTTTCCAACAGATTTGCAGATGGCGGCGCTATGCGAAAAGGCGGTCGTACTAGACGCAGAGCTGATGGTGGGGAAATGTATGCTGACGGTGGTGAGCTACGTCGTGGCGGCAGAGCAAGACGCGCTGAAGGGGGAGATATGTATCAGGATGGCGGTGACGTTCAAACCTATGCAATGGGTGGGGCCGGAAAAATTAGACATGGACAAATGTCTAGAAGCGGTCGTCCATTAAGTCCGAGAGCAAGACGTAATTAATGATACATGACTTTTTTGAAAAGTTCTTAAAGCAACTGCGCCTTTTTCATAGTGATGGCGTCAAACTGCTATCCGATGGAAGGGCGCGGGACTTTGAGGATTACAAGTACGTTTGTGGAAAATTGAGAGGATTGGAAGCTGCCGAATCCATTATTTCAAATTTAATGGATGAATGGCTTTCAGGAAGGAAACTTTTGGATAAACAGATTTCTGAAGTCGAAAAGGCAGAGGAACTATCATGGTAATGGAAAATAGGAGTAAAAAATGTCACAACTTATATTTACAGATAAAAGAGCTTTAAAGAAAGAATCAGAAATAGAGAAAGAAAAAGCGGTTGCTGAGCAGATAGATAATGCGAATAAGGCTCGCTCATGCGAAGGATTAACGAACCCAGAGAATCAAGCAGAAGAATGCGCTAAAGCTTTCAATGAGAATTTGCAGGGTGAAACAGAAGGAAAAAAAATAGATATCCTTCAATCTCAAATATTAAATCTACAACTTCAAATGGAAAAATTCTTTAAAGAAAAAAGAAATTCTCTTACCAGCTTCATAGAGCCTCATGAAGAACAAGAAGCTAAAGACTTAATAGAAAAAACATTAGGATTCCCTGCTCCTCCAACCTGCGGATATTACATTACTCTAAAGGTTCATGTAAGAAGCAATAAGGTTGTAGCAATCACTAATGAAGACGGAAGCCCTCGTCTTATGTCAGATGGAACACAGGCTTATCTTGAGATACCAGACTATACGACTGCTAATGATAAATACACCCAATATGTAGGATTAGTGATTTCTGTTGGGTCAGAAGCTTATAAAGGAAAGCGCTTCAGAAAATCTGGTCCTTGGTGCAAAGTAGGAGACTGGGTCGTCTTTGGTAGACAGGAAGGACCGCATTTCTTATACAGAGATGTTCCTTTTGCGATGGTTCCAGATGATAAAATTTATATGGTGGTGCCAGACCCATCATATGTCACTCGCGGCTAATCTTGCATTCAAATACAAGATTTTACTGAAAGGATTTAACGAATCTGGCGAAAAGAAAATTATTGTTATAGGAAACTTACATGACAGAAACAGAAAAGATTGCATGGAGAGAAAATTACTATGGAAATATACATAAAGGACATGAATACAAATATGAAGAGATATATGAAAATAAAAAGTATAGAATAAATCAGTATAAAATAGATAATCCTAACTGGAAATCAAATGATGCCAATCATGAAGAAGAAGTTTCTTCTAATAAATCACGGATACTCTTCTCACCTATGCCTATAGAATGGATGCTCAATAAAGAAGGAGAAACTGAAGCATGGGAACTTATTAGGATTTTTTCTTCGATGTTAAAAAATCCTAAAATAGAGAGAAAAGAACTAGAAATGGATATTGAATACAATGCTTTTCCTAGGTACATTCCATTAACTACTGAGGAGTTGGAAAATCTTAAAATAGAGAAATCTAGATTATTATTAAATCTTAAGAAAGAAAGGCCAGACTTATATGAAAATCAGGAAGAAAATTAAGGAGTTTATATGCAAGAACAAGATTACGAAGACCGTCTCCCCGATGATGAAGGAGAGCACGTATCTCCTGTTGAGGAAAGCCATCATGATGCACCTGAAGACCATGATGAACCCATGGAGCATCATGCAGAACCAGAAGAACCATTTGATGAAGACACTGGAACCGCTGAAAGAAACCGTCAGTCAAATAGAATCAGCGGGAAGAAAAGGATTGGTCAATTAACCAGAGAGAAATATCAGCTTTTAGATGCTTTAAGACAAGCGAATGAAGAAAGGGAAGCCTTAAGACAACAGAGCTTATATCTAAACTCTAATCTGGGAGCCACTCAGAATGCCGCCCTCACTCAACATCAACATTCCATTGCTCTAAAGGCAGAAAGCGCCAAGAAAGCCAAGATAAAGGCTTACGAGGAAGGGGATATAGAAGGACAAGTCAGAGCAGATGAACTACTAGCAGAAGCAAAGGCAGAAGAATTACAGGCCAATACCTGGAAGATACAGAATGATGCTGAAATGAAAAGGTCGGAGGAACGATTTCAGCATCATCAACAACATTACCAACAACATCAAAACTTCAACCAACCCCATATTGATGAGAATCTCTTTCATGATTGGGTAGATGATAATGATTGGTTTAATCCTGGTAGTCAGAATTATAATAAACAAGCTCAACATAGTGTCATCAGCTATGCTAAACAGTTAGATAATTATCTCATAAACAATGGCAGAGCAGATAAAATTTTATCACCTGAATATTTTGAGGAATTAGATGCATTTTCAAACAGAGAAGGTTACAACCAACGGAGGCGCTTAGAGATGAGAAACAATAGGCATGATATTGCGCCTGTTAGCAGAGGAGGCTATGGAACCACAAACAGAGGAAAGGACAGAGCTTCTTATGGATTAACGGATAGAGAAAAGGAAATGGCTAGAAGTTTTGGCGTATCTGAGAAAGAATATTCCAAACATAAAATGTTAGACATCAAAAGACGTAAAGAAGAAGGGAGGCCCTACTAATGAGCGAACGAAAAAGCAGAGATGAAGAAACGCGGAGCATGAATACAAGGTCAAGGGAAGAACGCAATGAGATGGCTAGAAGAGCCATACAAATGGAATACTTTGATCCTTATAAAGAGGTTTATCATAAAAAACCAGATGATGTTGATTATGCATTCATTAGAGTTAGCGTCAGGGATGTTCCTGATAATAACAGACTCGTTGAGATGGAAAGATTAGGATGGACACCCGTCCCCGCTTCTAGGCATCCTGAATTGTCTTCATCAAGTCATTATGGCCATCCAGCCACAAATAAAGGATATATCATAGAAAAAGGCGGCATTCTATGCGAAAGAGATAAAGCACTAGGTGAGTTGGAAAGACAAAAAAGACGGGAGAGAAATTGGGTGGAACAACACTCCTTACCAGGAACTGAAGGTTATCAAGGTATGCCTGGAATCATTGCAGGAACGCCATATCACAGGCAAAAGAGAGGCTTTAGTGCAAATCCACAAAACAGTAGAGGATTTGGATATGAACCTAATATGAAGATTCCTGGCTTTAATAGTTAAACTACTATCTATTTCTATCTCGATAGTTAGTTAAAGAGCATTTGAAATTGATTTGAATGGACACGGAATAGGGAGTAAGAGAAATTGTCACCAGAGGAAGCAAAATCATCTGTTAAAAGGAACAAGAACGGGACCTTGATGAAGGGTTCCGTTATTAATCCTTATGGGCCTATTAATGTAAACGCATGGACTTCATTAAGGAAAAAGATTGGAAATGATTTAGATTTTTTATACAAAGAAGCCATTCGTTTAATTCAATTTGCTGACAAGGACAGTGTTAAAGCGGGAATACTTCTAGGTCTTTTAAATATGTTAAAGCCTAAGGTAGAACCGGAACATTTAAGCAATGTTTCTTCTTTATCGCATGCGACCATGCAACATCTATATGAGACTATCGTTAAGCAAGAAGAAGAGATTAGGAAATTGAGGAATAAAAATTCTAGTTCCTCTTCTCAAGAAAATAATGACAAATAATGACAGACGAAGAATTAGAGAGCATCAAGAAATCTTTAGAAGCCACTAACAAGACACTTGCGTGCGAAGAAAGTTTTTATGAGTTCGCCAAAGAAGCATGGCCAAATATAGAAGGTGTTCCTTTTATAGATGGTTGGCACCTAAAGGCCATCTGCGAACATTTAGAAGCGGTTACCTTTGGTTATATCTCTAAGCTTATCATCAATGTTCCCCCTCGTACTGGGAAAACCAGCATTGTTAGTGTGATGTGGCCTGCTTGGAATTGGATAATCAATCCTTCTCTTAAGTTTGTATATACGTCCTATGCGACTAAAATATCTTTAGACCACTCTCGATTATGTAGAATGCTCATAGAGTCTCCCTGGTATCAAGCACGGTGGGGCCATATCGTTCAGATATCTAAAGACCAAGCGACTAAAGGACATTTCACCAATACTGCTTTAGGTCATAGAATTGCCACCAGTGTTTCTGCTGGAACTACCGCCTTGGGGGGGGACGCACTTGTTTGCCTCCCTTATGAGACAAAGATACATACAGAAGATGGAATCTTAGAGATTGGTCAAATTGTGGAAGAGAGGATGCCTTTCTCTGTTCTCACTTATAATCATTCTCTCCATCGAATGGAATATAAGAAAATCCTGGAATATGAGAGCAGGATAGCATGCGAGACTATCATCGTTAAAGGGAATGATTTTGAAGTAGAATGCACTCCTAATCATCCCATTTATGTCTTTAGAAAGGGATATGTACCTGCTTCAGAAGTTAAGAGTGGGGATACGCTTTATTGTACGAATATTGTTAATGATGTTGAATTTACCAGAATCAAGAATATCATTCGTCATAGATTAGTTATCTCTATAGAAAAGAAGCTGGAAAGAAAAGAAGTCTATAATATTAGAGTCAAAGATAATCATAATTATTTTGCCAATAATATTCTTGTTCATAATTGCGACGACTTAAACGATGCCAAGGACGGGGATTCTGATGCTAGTCGAGAGGCGGCAAATGATTATACTAGCCGGACATTGCCTTCTAGGCTAAATGCGGGGGGGCTAGGAGCTCAAGTTATTATGCAACAAAGAGTGCATGAGATGGATGTTTCTGGCTTTGTAATGTCTAAAGATGAAAAAAAGAAATGGACTAGACTTGTGCTGCCTATGGAGTTTGAAAAGTCTAATAGATGTTCGACTATCATTCTTCCCTCTACAGATGGAAAGCCTTGGAAAGACCCCCGCGTGGAAGAAGGAGAACTTCTATGGCCCAAAGGATTAGGACGAGACAAGATAAATGACCTAAAAATACAATTAGGCTCTTATAACTATGCTGGGCAGTATCAACAAAGGCCTGCGCCTGAAGAAGG